GATTGCAACCGATTCTGCGTGGAAAAACGTGTTTGATCAGGTGACAATCAAAAAGGTCGGATTTTATCACGATTATTATATCATCAACGATGCAAAAATGACATTGCGTTCAATTTTACTTGGATTTAATTGCCGTTTATTTCAATCATTTGGCCGTTGGTATATTGTGAACAATTCATCGTATGGCGATCAACGAATCATTGCAGGAATCCAAGCAGGAACATACACGGGATCGGGGATTTTAACAGCCAAACAAGCATTTTTAAATGGTGGATCAGAGGAAATAAAATATTGGATTTATAATGCATCTGGGGTTGAGCAATCAACGGTGACAACCAATATGCTGAAAATTGTGCCAACCAATATGCAACCAATTGGCCAAAACCTATTCAGAACACCACGCAGACCGGTTAAAAAATATCAGGAAATTGTGGACATTTCACAACAACAGGTTGATTTAAACCTAAATGCATCGTTTGAATTTGGTTACGAAAATTGGGATACCACATTCGGTGCAGTTGGAACATTTGAGCCAAACGCATTTGCAGGTCGTAAGGCAATCAAATTCACAGGCACAAGTGCATTGGGTGTATATCAAACAAAATTGTTTAGCACAGGGGCAGCAAATGCCATCAAAGGCAATCAATATCAGGTTTTGTTTTCGGTTAATATAGACAAAGGGGGAAGCGACAACAGATTGCCATGGTATTTGCGGATCGAATATTCGCCGGGAGTTTATCAATATTGGAGTGAAACAAATAAAACATGGGGTACATCACCCGGATCGGTACTATGGAATGAAACGGCGGTAGTTGGGGCAGGTACATTTGAATCATTCAAATTTACGGCAAAGGAAGCACCAGAACCGGGACAAATTCAATTGGGGTTTGCATTACCTTATGTAAACGCAACCGGATCGTACACAGGTGTGTATTTGGACAATTGTGCAGTACGTAATATTGACAAAGAACAAAACGTTTACAAAGAGGCATATTTTATCAGGGAACAATCAGGCACATTTGTGACATCCGATGTGATGGAGCATAAAGATGTTGTCCAGGCCGATGTTGATTCAGTTGTATTTTCGGGTGCATTTACGGATAATAATTCATTCAAACGTGCGCAGGATGCTAATGGTTTATTTTTGGAACAAATAGTCACACAGCAAAGATTGAATGATTTTAGGCAATATTCAATGCAATATGAAGGCGATTTGTACAACATGGATGATTTTGGTGTGATGTCAATGGCACATAAATTATGGATCAAATTTGACACATTAACCGAAACAGATTCGGCAATTGTTGATTCAATACGTGTTCAATTAAAATCAAACATATATACCTGTCAATTCCATATACCGAATAATTACACGGATGTGGCAAGCAATTACAGGGTATCGTATCAGGAATAATTTTGTTTTTCATAGGTTTGGTAGTGCGCATCCGTTCATCTTATGGGTGAATCGGATGTTGATTAGGTTGAATGCAGAATGGTCGTGGAATTATCTACGGCCATTTTTGTTTTATTTGTCGGTTTTACTAATTAGTTAAATGGCTAATTTTGAAAAAAAACTACAAATGGGTTTAAAACACGATCAAATCAAGGATCATTTTTTTTCATCGCCATTATCAATGAAACATTTTTCGGAAAAATACCACGAAACGTATGGATATGTAGATGCAAAGCAGATGAGAAAAATGATGAGCCGGTACAATATTTTGTCACGTGTAAGGGCTGAAAAAACATTGGCTGATTTACCAAAGGCACAAATCGAATCCACAACATTTTTCGAATTAGAAAATTTTGGAATTGAGGAATCAATTGGTAAAGAATACAAATCAGCACGATTGCCTGATCATTTAAAGAAAATTGGCATATTATCAGACATTCATGTGCCGTTTCATTCGGTCGAAGCCGTTGTGTGCGCAATTAAGTATTTAAAGGAACAAAAAATTGATTGCTTGTATCTGAATGGAGACACTTTTGACCAATATTCCATCAGCAGACACGAACGTGATCCCGATCTCAGGGACTATCCAAAGGAAGTAGAAATGTGCCGTAATTTCCTGCAAACATTGCGTGGTATATTTCCAACAATCCCGATTTATTTTAAGGCAGGCAATCACGAAAACAGGCATCAAAGATATATTAACCAACAGGCAGAAGAATTTGCGCAGTTGCACGAATTGCAATTTGAGCAATTTTTTAGATTGGATGTGTTAGACATTAAATATGTTCCTGATTGGCAGGGAATGGAAATGGGCGATTTGTTGGTGTGTCACGGTCACGAATTGATGGCAGGTGGAATGAATCCATCACAAAGCACGTTTAATAAAACATTCTGCAATACGTTGATTGGACACGTACACAGGACAACAAATACCACCAAAAAGACAGGTTTTAAAGAATACATCCACACGTATTCCACAGGATGTTTGACACAATTATCCCCAAAATATTATCCTTTTGCACAGCACAATCACGGGTTTGCATTAGTAATGATAACCGATGGAAAAGCAAAGGTTGAAAATATAATGATAAAAGATGGGAAAATTGTGTAGTTTTGCATCGGTAGTAAAGGTTTAATGATTCATACAGTTGTTGTTTAGAAAGGGCAGATCCGATGGGTTTGCCCTTTTTTATTGCACTATTTTTTTGATAGGTTTTTAATAGGTAACCTATTTTTTACCTATTTTTTGACCGTTAAATAAATAATTGATATTTTTTTTGATTTATTTTGTTTGAAATTGTTTGAAAGTTAAAATAAAGGTTGTAGGTTTACATCAACAAACAACAAAACAACAACGAAAATGGAAAATTTATTCAATGAATTAGCATCAAAAAACTACGGAGATTTTACCTACGAAACAGGAAACAAATATTTTAAAGAAATTGAGGTGTCAGTTTGTTTTTGGACATCTGAAATTGAGGTTAGATATTATGTAGGAACTTTATTGTCACCTGTAAAAAGAGAAAAATATCATTCTTTACACGGAATGTTTGGAGCAAGCACATTGGAAAATAAATTTAATGAAATTATAGAAAATTTACCAACACACAATCCATTTTGGAAATAACACCGTGCCGGGCGGATTCCCGGCAATTTTTAAACAACAACAATATGTGGAACTTATTAAAAACAATTGACAAAAACGACATTGCAGGTTTAGTTATCGTTTTAACAGCCATTGCAATATGTGTGAAACTTATGTACATCGTTGGAAACATTTAATCACTACGGCAATGATCTACAAAATCACATTCAAAGATAGTTCAGGGTATTACACCGTGACAAAAGATTTTGCCAACACAGATGAGTTGGGCAAATACATCCAGAATGAAATGGCCAATTATGGCGGTAAAGAAATAGGCATTGAGGAATTTGAATCAATGCAGGAAATGTTAGAAAAAAGATATGAGGGTAAAAATTAATCACGGTGAATTACACCAAAAGGTGGCAGACGATTTGAACAAACGAGGGATTCTGCCACCACGCAAAGACAAATGGGAATCGCACAATGTGCAGATGGCCATTTCAAGAAAATTAAATTATCCCTTAATGTGGGAATCAATCAACCGAATTTCAAAACAATTATACGATGAATCAGGAAAAACAAAATAACCCATTAGCCGAAATACAGGCAAAATTAAAAGCACCCAAAGGGCAATTCAATTCATTTGGGAAATACCATTACAGATCAGCCGAAGATATTTTGGAGGCGGTCAAAAAGGTTGTGAATCCAATGGGGTTTTCAATTACATTGACAGATTCAGTTGGTGAAGTTGGTGGCCGTATTTATGTCAAATCTATTGCTACATTAAACAATGGATCATTGGAATATTCTGCAACAGGATTTGCACGTGAAGAAGAAAACAAAAAGGGAATGGATGGATCGCAGATAACAGGGGCGGCATCAAGCTACGCAAGAAAATATGCTTTAAACGGTTTATTTGCCATCGATGACACAAAGGATTCAGATGCAACAAATGATCACGGCAAATCGCAGGAATCAAAGCCACAAACAAAAGGCGCAATGCCTCCGCCATCGCAATTCGATATTGAGTTCAAAGAATTAATTGCAGATGTTAAAAGTGTGATTGCAATTGGTGAATTAAAGGGCATCTGGGAAAAATTAACCGATGAGGCAAAAGCCAACAAAGAAATTCAGCAATTATTCAACCACAGAAAATCAGAATTATCCATCAAATAAATAAACAACCTATGAAAAATCAATTAATGGCCGTTGATGGCCAAATCCTAGAATTAAGCAAAAAAGAAATCACGCAGTTGGCCGAAAACTTTATGGCCAACGCAGATTCAATCAACACCGTGAAATTGGCGGCACAATTGGCGAAATTCACGCATTTGTCAGCCGAAATGGATAAACTATTAAAAGAGCATTTATTTGTTGATTTGCGCCAAAATAAGGACAGCAAATTGTCGGCATACGGTGTGGACTTTTCAGAAATGGAGGGCGGTGTAAAATATGATTATTCAGAAACCGAATCGTGGTGCAAATTACAATTTGAAATTGATCGTCTAAAAGACAAACAAAAAGAAATTGAGGCATTTTGTAAGGCATTGAAATCAAAGGTTTCTATATTGGATGAGGAAACAGGTGAGTTGGCAGATTTTTACCCACCATCAAAATCATCCACAACCACAATAAAAAAAGTAATTAAATAAACAATCTAAATAAAAAATCAAATGGCACGTTTAGTAAGCATTAAAATTGACCTTTCAAAAATTGACAAATCACGCATCTTTGAAAGCCAAAAGACAGGGGCAAAGTATTTGGACATTACAGGTGTATTGACCGACACACCAGATCAATACGAAAACAATGGATTCGTAAAGCAGAACACAACAAAGGAGGAACGTGAGGCAGGATTAAAATTGCCAATTATCGGGAATTTCAAATTGTTGAAAATTTTAAATGATCCGGGCGCACCTGTTTCTGCACAGCCAATCCAACGTGAAGTTAATCCAATTGATGAACCTAGTGAACTTCCATTTTAGCAATGAGAAAAATTGTAGATAGTTACACAACACGGCACGGAGAATTAAGGGCAATTTATTCCGTTGCAACGGCTAATTTAAAGCACAGGGATATTGAAATCGGTGCGGTATATGAATTGGAATACCGGTTGGGGAATCAGGTTTTATTTTTGAAATCCACATTGGATCACGTGACAGATGGAAATCGGACTTTATTTTTTAAACACCCCGATCCAGAACGCAGATTGATTGGGATTCCGATTATGTCAATCATTAGATACGTGAAAAAATGAGCATAGAAACAAAAATTGATTTAGTATTTTATTGGGCCATTGCACAAATGTTTTTTACGATATTAGGTGCATTAATCAATATTTATAATGAAAACAAAAACAAATAAAACAAACGAATTGGGGTACACGTTCAATCAGGTTTGGGCGCATATCGCAAAAGAATTAGAAAATAATTTAGAAAAATTAAATAAAATTCAACCTAAACAACAAAAATATGGTAACGTTTCAGCAATATCATCAGGCCAATCCGCATCTTTATGAGTTGTACAAATCAATTGCGATGCAGTTAATTCAACAAAATCGCAGGGTAATTGGATCGGCACACATATTTCAAAAGATGAGATATGAATATCAATTCAAAACAGATGGCAGTCCATTTAAGATTGACAACAATTTTGCACCGATGTATGCACGCAAATTTGTATTGGAACATCCCCAATTTGGGCATTTGTTTAAATTTAAGCAGTTGAAAGGTAGTTTATTAATGTCATAATATTATATTTGTGATGTAATCAGCGGAAAGGGTAGGAGTTTTCCGGTGATTAATTGGGTTTAAGAACCACAAAGCCTGTTTGCACTCCTACGCATTCAGGCTTTATTTTTTAAAAAATCTAATGGACAAAGAGGCATTTTATTTTCCGCATTTCTGTAATGCGAGGCACGATCGTAAAATCCGCAGGTTGCGCAGGGAATTGGGAGTTGAAGGATATGGCATTTATTTTATGTTGTTGGAAACATTAAGAGAGCAACAAGATTTGATGTACCCAATGGATGATCTGGATTTGTTATCAGATGAATTTGGTGTATCAGAGGCAAAGATTAGAACAACGATTTGCAATTATGAATTATTTGAAGTTGATGTGGATCAAAAATTCTTTTCACCTAAAATGTTGGTTTATTTAGAGCCATATTTTAAGATGAAAGAGCAACGTAAAATGGCCGGGAAAGCATCAGCAGAAAAACGAATTTCAACGACCGTTCAACGACCGTTCAACAAAGGAAAGGAAAGTAAAGTAAATGAAATAAAAGAAAATGAAAGTAAAGTAAATGAAATAGTGTTTAGTGACCTATTGTCACCACACATTCAAACACTTGGAACTGAATTTGAAAATTTCAAATCTTATTGGACAGAAAAAAACGCAAAAGGCAAAGAAAGATGGCAATCCGAAAAATTCTTTGATATTAGCAGGCGCATTAGCACATGGATGGCAAATAAGAATAAATTTAACAGCAACAACAATGGAAATTCAAACGGTGAAAAACTTGGAACAAGTGCGGCACGAAATGAAGCCTTACGAAATTGGTAAAGGAACAGCCAATTTGATAATTAAGGCACAAAGCACACCAAACATTCGCAATCGAACTGAGGATGAATTAAAACAGGTTTTGCGTTTGGCAATGTTAATGGTTGGATTACGTGGATCAAATTTGCCAACAGATGAGGAAAAATACGTATTGCTTGCATTTATCAAATCAAATTACGGAAACCAAACACCAGAAGAAATTGCCATTGCATTTGAATATGCAGTTGCAGGCAAATTAAATACTGATTGTAAATGTTATGAGAATTTTTCGTGTGAATACTTTGGCCGGATTATGAACGCATACATTGAATATGCAAGGCAGGAAACAAAATTAGTTAAAAGGCCAGAAATAGAAGAAAAAAAGCCTGTTCCATCTGATGCAGAATTGAAAGAGTTGGCAATTTATAATGTCAATGCATATGTTGCTAAAATCAAATCATTAGATGCAACAGGTGGCAAATTTGATTGGCCAAAAGGATTGGCACATTTGTATGATTATTTAGTAAAATTTGAAATTTGGGTTTGCCCTGATGTAGATCGTGAACAAATCAAAACACGATTGAAGCCAAAATTTACTGATGACAAATTATTCAATGCAGAATGTAAAGGTGAGGCATACAAATTGTTTTGCCACCAATTAGCCGAAATGGATATGACATTGGATCAAAACGGACAAATAATTTAAACCTAAACCAATAACCGACATATGAAAAAGAATTTGATTTTAAGCGCAGTTTTTATCACGATTGGATCAATTGTATGTATTGCAATTAATCAGGTCAGAAAACAAAGGAATGGTGGCAAAAAACAAGTAATTGCCAAACGTTCTGAATTTAGTCAGGCATTTATGATGGATACATTTGAACCGATCAAAGATTTTGAAATGGTTTATTTCGATGAAAGCAGGGGATTAGTTCAAATTAAAACAAAACGATAATGGCATTTAAACAAACAGCAGTAGAATGGTTAGCAGAACAAATGCTGCATCCTGAATCTTTCAATCCCTACATTGAACAATCCAAACAAATGGAGAAAGAGCAAATGATACAATTTGCAATGGAACTTCACAAACGTGATTTGAGTAAAACAGGAACCGATATTTTATTGGATGAAGCACATCAATTATATTTTGAAACATTTGTATTATGAGAAACGAACACGAACACAGATTGCAAACGGTGTTGGCCAAATATCTTGATTTGAACAATTACACGTTTTTTGCCATTCCAAACGGTGGATGGAGAAACAAAGCAGTTGCAGCCAAATTAAAGGCTGAGGGAGTGAAAGCCGGTGTGGCTGATTTACTGATCCTATTGCCAAACCAAACGTTTCACGGCCTATTTGTTGAAGTCAAAATTGCAGGCAATTATCAACAGCCAAATCAAAAGGATTTTGAACAGAAAGCAAGGGATTGCGGATATGAATACATAATTGTGCGATCATTGGATGAGTTGATTGAGAAATTGAAATACTATGAGGCGCAAAAATTTGTGGAACAGGACAAAATTAGTGCCGCATATCGGTCAGGATACATTGATGGCAAACTTGAAAATCAAATGACAATACGATGACACCAAAACAAAAAGCAGTTGAATTAATGACAAAATTTGTAGGATTTTGTACAGAATTTCATCCTAATGATACATCAATGGCAAAAGAATGCGCATTGATTGCAGTTGATGAAGTTTTAAAAGAATATGGGACATATTATAAAATTAACATTGATGATAAATATGTTTCGTATTGGCAAGAAGTTAAACAAGAAATAGAAAACCTATGAACATAAATCGCCAAAAGGCCATTCAATGGGCCAATGAAAGAATTGCCGATCCAAATTTTAGTGAACAACCAATCCGTGTGAACGCATGGGAACTGATTCACAATCCAAAATTGTTTCTGGAAACCTGTGTGGCCCGGCTTACCTACGGATCAGAAAGGGAAAAAATTGTAGTTTATAACCGTGTGCGAAATTTTAAAATGTTTTATAATGAACTTAATAAATGACAATGAAATATTTGTGCATGGTGACATCAAATGTTCCGATGGATTAACGCATGAGGATGCAAGCGAATTGATTCAAGAAATACAGGAATTGATGATATTCCATAAAATTGTGAAAATTGATTTGTGTATTGATCCATACAAATTTCCACGTGAATTGTTGGACATAGGCAAACCATAAAAATACAAGGCAATAAATGTCCAGAATTAACAAAAAAACAAACCGATGAAAACTACAAAAGACAAAATACGTTTATTAACATTTTTTGCATTGTGCCAAAATATGTTGGATTTCATTGATGGATCGTGGCACGGCCATCCGGCAAACAAACAGGCCGTGAAGATGGTGACAAAGCAAATGATCAGGGAGTTGGAAAAAACAATGGCAGTTTTATTCCCTGCAAACAAAAACGATGATCCGGATTTGCCTGATGCGTTGGATACATTCCAAAATGCCTGCACAGCAATGGAGTCATTTTTTATGCTAGGGATGGAAATGGATCAAATGGATCAAACAAAGAAAGATTCATTGAATACACAAATTAATATTTTACTAAAATCATATGGGATTGATACTTGGGAAAAACCAATGTCAAACCTATGGAAAGATTAATTAATTTTGTTGTGCAGTTGGGTGATGAATAACTGCCGGATCAAAAGCACATATTTACCTAATCAATACAAAATGAAAAATGAGAGCCGTGAAATGGTGGATCATCCGCAACATTATCAATCTAATGGAGGCATTGAGGCAATTGATGTGATCGAAGGATTCAACCTGAATTTTAATTTGGGGAACGCAATCAAATATATTTTGAGAGCCGACAAAAAAGGCAACAAGAAACAGGATTTGGAAAAATCCCTATGGTATATCAAACGAGAATTAGACAAATTTCAGGGATGATTGAAGAAATAAACATCAAATTGGTAATTCCACATCCAAACAATCCCAGATTGATTCGCGATGATAAATTCAAAAAATTGGTGAAGTCCATTAAGGAGTTCCCTGAAATGTTACAATTGCGCCCTATCATCGTGGATGATAATTGTGTTGTATTGGGTGGAAATATGAGATTGCGAGCCTGTATTGAAGCCGGATTGAAACGTGTGCCGATTATCAAAGCATCAGCATTGACAGCCGAACAACAGAAACGTTTTATCATTACCGACAATGTGGGATTTGGTGAATGGGATTGGGATTTGTTGGCTAATGATTGGGAAATGGCTGATTTAGAAGATTGGGGATTGGATTTGCCGATTTATAAAGAATTAGGCGAAGATTTACCGGTGGATAATGAGAATGATCCAAAAGATAAATTTGTGATTGAGGTGTCGTTTGAATCTGAGGAACAAAGGCAAATGGCATACAAACATTTCATTGAAAATGGACTAAATTGCTTTTGCAAAAAATAAATTATGGCAGTACCTAAAAGTGTGACAAAACTGAACAAAAAACGTATGTTGGAGGCCCTTGAAAAGTCTTTGGGCATTGTCACATCCGCTGCAAAGATTGCAGGGATACACAGGGCGCAGCATTACGAATGGATTAATATTGATCCAGAATATAAAAAGGCAGTTGATGATTTGGCCGATATGACATTGGATTTTGCTGAATCGCAGTTGCATAAGCAAATCAAAGATGGCAACACAACAGCCACCATTTTTTATTTAAAGACCAAAGGCAAAAAGCGTGGATACATTGAACGCACGGAGGTTGTACACGAAACCGGCATAGAATCTGCCATAATAGAATGGACACCGGCACAAATCGAAAACGAATAGCGCAGAAATGCAATATTCAGTTTTATCAGACATTAAACAGCACCAAAAGAATCAAAGTTCATCAGGGCGGAACACGTTCGGGAAAAACTTATGCCCTGTGCCAATACCTAATTTATAAAATGACATCATCACAGAAACCGTTGGTGATTTCGATTGTCCGTAAAACATTGCCGGCATTAAAAGGATCGGTGATGCGTGATTTTCTCGAAATATTAGACACGTTGGGCATTCTTTATGTGGGCCAACACAACAAATCCGAAAACACATACACGTTTGGCAATCACGTTGTTGAATTTCTTTCAGTTGATGAGCCACAAAAAATCAGGGGTAGAAAACGCAATATTTGCTATTGTAACGAGGTAAACGAATTAGATCACGAAGATTTTCGGCAATTATTAATGCGTACAACGGATGAAATGATTTGCGATTTTAATCCATCCGATCCTGTGCATTGGATTTATGATGAGGTCATCACACGTGATGATTGTGATATGTGGATCACAACGTATTTGGATAATAAGTTTTTGCCGGCTGAGTTGGTGAAAGAAATTGAAAGATTAAAAGCGAAAGATCCGGATTATTGGAGGGTGTACGGTGAGGGAAAACGTGCGGTGTTTAGTGATCGCCAGATATTCCCTAATTGGCAATTCATTCCAAAGGCAGAATTTCCTGAATTTGATGATGTGTTTTATGGCCTTGATTTTGGATTCAGTCACGATCCAACGGCCATTGTACAATTGGCAAAGGTTGGTGATAAATTGTACATCCACGAAATTATGTACAAAAAGGGAATGACAAACCGGGATATTGCCGATTTCCTAAAAGAAAAAAAACTAAATGAACACATAATTTATTGCGAATCAGCAGAACCGAAATCAATTGAGGAATTGCGACAAATGGATATTTTGGCAGTTCCTGCAATAAAAGGTGAGGGATCAATAAAGGCCGGAATTAGTTTATTAAAGGAACACGAGGTGATTTGTTCATCTGAATCACAAAATTTGCATAATGAATTTCAGTTTTATTTCTGGGAGCAATTAAAGGATGGAACGATTATAAATAAGCCAATAGACAAACACAATCACCTAATGGATGCAATCCGGTATGGGGTTTATACCAAATACAAAAATCGTTCTGATTTTTTTGTGGTTTAATTATGTATTTTTGAGAAAAAAAAGCAATACAAATGGCATCAATCATTGATACATTCAAACAATCCATTGCCAAAGCATTATCAAGTGGCACAAACGAGGCATATAATAAACTGATATACACGTGGCTAGGCACGAATATCATAATGAATGAGGATAATGATTCCACATACATTCGTGATGGTTATCAACGAAATGCCACCATTTATTCAATCATTAATTTAATTGTTAAGGCAGCCACAACAATCCCTGTTTCTGTTTACCGTGTCACAAATGAAGGCACAGCAAAGCAATACAAGGCAATGACATCAGGTGTGATGGATGGCCCTGCAATTTACAAGGCCAACATATTACGCAAAAGAGCATTTGAAGAAATAAAAGATTCGGATTTAGAGGCATTATTGAGCAGACCAAACCCGGCACAATCATTTTCAGCGTGGTTAGGTGAAATCGTGGCATTTGGTAAATTAACCGGAAACCGTTATATCTACGGTATCGGGCCAACAACAGGGCCAAATCAGGGTAAATTTACGGAGTTGTACAATTTACCATCACAATTGGTTGAAATCGTTTCGGGTGGTGTGATGGAGCCGGTGGCAGGATACAAAATCCAATATAATTCAATGATTGAGGTTGCACCTGAATATATTTGCCACATCAAAGATTTTAATCCGGATTACGACAGCAGCGGTTCAAACCTATATGGCCAATCACCATTGCGTGCCGGCCTACGTGTTTTATCGGCCAACAATGAAGCCGTGACCACCGGATTAAAATATTTACAGAATCAAACATCACGTGGTATGTTGATTTCAAAGGATGGCAATTTGACTGAGGTGCAGGCGCAAGCATTAAAAGACAAATTCAGAAAAAATTATCAGGGGGCAACAAATGCAGGTGATGTGATTATCACACCAAAGGATTTGAGTTGGGTAAATTTTGGTTTGTCAGCATCTGATTTGTCATTGATTGAACAATACAATGGAACGGTTAAGGATTTGTGTAATTTATACAATATCCCGGTGCAGTTGCTAAACAACACAGATGCATCCACATACAACAATATGAAGGAAGCTAAAAAGGCATTATACCAAAATGCGGTAATCCCTGAATTAATCAAAATTCGTGATGAATTAAACAGATGGTTAGCACCTAAATTTGGCAAAGAATATTTCATTGACTTTGATTTCACGGTAATAAGTGAAATGCAAGAGGAAGTGGACAAATTGGTGTCACAATTAGCAGCAGCGTGGTGGGTTACACCAAACGAAAAACGTGATGCAATGAATTACGCAGTTGATTCAGAAAATGCATTTATGGATGACTATTTCATCCCGGCTAATTTAATGGCACAGAATCCAACAATGCCGGCATTGGAAAATCCAAAGCCATTAAACGTTTAGTTTATGCCGTTGCCAAATCCACAGGAAGGTGAAAGCCGGAATGATTTTATGAGCCGTTGTGTCATTGATCCTAATATTATCAATGATTTTGATACCATTGAACAGCGTGTTGC